AATTGGTGGTGTAACTCCTGGAGATAATGCAACTTTAACCATCACATCTTTAAGGGATGATAAAGTTGTTCTTACAGTAACAAATAGCAATTCGAGAGTTGTGATTGCAGGCGTTGATGACTGGTATGATTCTCAAACTTTAGGATTAAGTAATTCAACCATTTATTGGAGAACAGTTGCACCAAAACCAGGAACATCAAATTATGTTTCTGAAAGAGGTGGAGAAAATGATGAGATGCACGTTATAGTTGTTGATGACGATGGTACATTAACTGGCGTAAAGGGAAATATTCTTGAGAAGCATCTCTTTATGTCCAAAGCAAAGGACACTGTATCTGAAGTTAATTCTCCACAAAAAATGTGGTACAAGAATTATCTTGCAAATTATTCAAACTATCTGTACGCTGGTGCCAACCAATCAACTCAAAATGATATAGTTTGGAATACATTCCCAACATCAACAATATTTAATTTAGCAGCAACTCAAACAATTTATAATTTATCAGATCCAGCAACTACGTTTAGTGTTCCATCATTAGCAAATACAGTTTGGGATAGAAACTCTAAGGATTCAGTATTCTCTTCCATTGGTAGAGTTGTTTATGACTTAGGCAAGGGTAAAAATTACACAACTCAAGGTAATTTAAAATCTACCCTAGGAGATATTATTGAATCATATGAGTTATTCAATAATAAAGAAGATGTTGCTGTAGACTACCTGCTTATGGGACCAGGATTGGATTCTCTTAGTGATTCCCAAGCAAAGGCAAATAAACTAATTTCTATCGCTGACGGTAGAAAAGATTGTATTGCGGTAGTATCTCCACACAGAGCATCTGTTGTTGATCTAACAAACCCAATTGTTCAAACTAATAATATTATTGAATTCTTTGGTCCACTTCAATCTTCATCATATGCAATTTTTGATAGTGGTTATAAGTACACTTATGATAGATTTAATAACTTATTCCGATATATTCCTTGCAACCCAGACGTTGCTGGTCTAATGGCAAGAACAAACTTAATTGCTTATCCATGGTTCTCACCTGCTGGTCAGCAAAGAGGTGTTCTGAAGAATGCTATCAAGTTGGCATTCAATCCAAATAAAACTCAAAGAGATGCTTTATACTCAGCGAGAATTAATTCTATCGTAAATCAAAATGGTGCAGGTATTCTTCTATTCGGAGATAAAACTGCATTATCATATGCATCTGCATTTGATAGAATTAACGTTCGTAGATTATTCTTAACTGTTGAACAAGCACTCGAAAGAGCAGCAGAAGCTCAACTCTTTGAATTTAATGATCAAATTACGAGATCTAATTTTGTAAATATCGTCGAACCATACTTACGTGATATCCAAGCTAAGCGTGGAATCTATGACTTCCTTGTAATTTGCGACGAAACCAACAACACTCCAGATATTATTGATAACAATGAATTTAGAGCTGATATATTCTTGAAGCCAGCTAAATCAATTAACTATATCACCCTAACATTTGTTGCGACAAGAACTGGAGTCAGTTTTGAAGAAGTCGCTGGTAGAGTTTAACCTACTTAATGATTAAATAAAAAGGAGGAACCCTAACAATGGCAAGAACAATTAGAACTATCACCGACTTTAAAGCAAGACTTCAAGGCGGTGCAGCAAGACCAAATTTATTTGAGGTTAGTATTCCACGTTTTCCAGCTTCTGTAGCTGGTTGGGATGATGAGACCTTTAACTTTCTTTGTAAAGCAGCTGCTTTACCTGCATCAAATGTTGCATCAATTGATGTTCCATTTAGAGGAAGAATTTTAAAAGTTGCTGGAGATCGCACATTCGATGTTTGGACTGTTACAGTTATCAATGATGAAGACTTTAAATTAAGAACTTCATTTGAACAGTGGATGAATCAGATTAGCAAATTGAACAATGCTACTGGTGCAACTAGTCCCGCATCTTATATGGTTGATGCATATGTACATCAACTTGGTAGAGGTGAGGCAAGATTCTCCACCAGAAATACTTCAAACACTACAAATACTCCATTAAGAACATACAGACTTTACGATATATTCCCAACAAATGTATCTCAAATTGATCTTTCATATGATACATCAGATACTATTGAGGAGTATACTGTAGACTTCCAAGTTCAGTGGTGGCAAGCTGAGGGTAACGACCAAACTAACACTGCTATTGTATAATAAATAGTAGAACAGTTTAAATAACTCACTTATAATGGCAAAACTATTTGGATTCTCTATAGAGGATAGTAATAAAAAATCACCAGGAGTGGTCTCCCCCGTACCTCAAAATAATGAGGACGGGGTTGACTATTATCTTACTAGTGGATTTTTTGGGTCTTATGTAGATATTGAAGGGGTATATAGAAGTGAATATGATTTAATCAAAAGATATCGAGAGATGGCATTGCATCCAGAAGTTGATGGTGCTATTGAAGATATTGTAAATGAGGCAATTGTAAGTGATACCAATGATAGTCCAGTTCAAATTGATCTTGACAATCTAAATGCTAGTGATGGTCTTAAGAAAAAAATAAGAGAAGAGTTTAAGCATATTTTAGAATTAATGGACTTTGATAAAAAAGCCCATGAGATCTATAGAAATTGGTATGTTGACGGTAGACTTTATTATCATAAAGTTATTGACTTAAAAAATCCACAAGATGGCATTCAGGAACTAAGATATATTGACGCATTGAAAATGCGATATGTTAGGCAGTCTTCTAAGGGTAAGAAAGATGATGGAAGACTTGGACCTAATGGTGAAAAGGATCCAATGGATTCTGCATTTCCAGATATTCAGGAATACTTTATTTACAATGCCTCAGCAACTCAAATAGGAACAATCAATAATAGTTCAAATCAAGTAAATCAAGGAACAAAATTTTCAAAAGATTCTATTACATTTTGTACTTCTGGTCTAGTCGATAGAAATAAAAATTTAACTCTATCATATTTGCATAAAGCAATTAAATCACTCAATCAACTTCGCATGATTGAAGATTCTTTGGTTATCTACAGATTATCAAGAGCACCAGAACGTAGAATTTTTTATATTGATGTTGGCAATTTGCCTAAAATGAAGGCAGAACAATATCTTCGTGATGTTATGATGAGATATCGTAACAAACTGGTATATGATGCAAATACTGGTGAGATTCGTGATGATAAAAAATATATGAGTATGCTTGAGGATTTTTGGCTCCCTAGGAGGGAAGGTGGTAGAGGAACAGAAATTTCTACTCTTCCTGGTGGTCAAAATTTAGGTGAATTGAGCGATATCAAATACTTCCAAGAAAAGTTATACCGTTCATTAAACGTACCATCTTCAAGAATTGGTGGTCAAGAAGGATTTAACTTAGGAAGGTCTTCAGAAATTTTAAGAGATGAATTAAAGTTTACTAAATTTGTTGGAAGATTAAGAAAGAGATTCTCAAACATGTTTAGTGACATGTTAAGAACTCAACTACTTCTTAAAAACATAGTTACTCCAGAAGATTGGGAGTTAATGGAAGAGCATATTCAATATGACTTCTTATATGATAATCATTTTGCAGAGTTAAAAGATGCTGAATTAATGACTGAAAGGTTAAATATTGCAGCAACAGCAGAACCATATATTGGCAAGTATTATTCTCAAGATTATGTAAGACGTAAAATTTTACGTCAAACAGATGAAGAAATCATTGAGCAAGATAAACTTATCAAAAAGGAAATTGCTGCTGGCATTATTCCAGACCCAAATGCTCCTATTGATCCTGCAACTGGTCAACCAGTTGCCGCAGATCAGAATCTTGGAGCACCGATTAACGAACCAAACTTAGATAGTCAAAGTAAATCTGTAGAACCGCCACAAATTTAAATTATGAATCGTTATCATAGATTTTTGGATATTAGGGACTATATCCCTAATATTGATACATCAAAGTATCAAACTGAAGGTATGAGATGGCCAGAGTTTCATAAACAACTTCAATTTGAAGACCTGGGTAATGATAAAATTTTACCCTGGTTGAATAGTTTGGGATTTACATCACACTGGATAGAATTTTTTTATACTCCACCACATGATGATGGAGTTATACATTCTGATAATGTTTATTATGCTGATTGGGCAAAACTAATATTTCAATTTGGTGCAAAAGGAAGCACCATGAGATGGTGGACATCGGATATGGTTTTAAGAGTAAGTACCAGTGCTGAGCAAGTTTATTCAACAGTTATACCAGAACGTAATCAATATAGTGTTGGAGATAGAACTGATGATCATTATCATGGACAAGTTTTAGTCAGTAGAGAAGAATACTGTAAAAAAGAATATGAGGTAGAGATAGGCACATGCGGATTAGTGAATGTTGGTCCATTACATAGTTCACATAATCCAACAGATGATAAAAGATTTACAGTAACTATTGCTTTAATTGACAAGGATAAAGATTATGAACATCGTATTTTGTGGGATGAGGCATTGCAAGCATTCAAACCTTACATAATTGATTCTTCAATAGACCTTTGCGCCGCAAAATAAACACAGTATGAGGATCATTCTTATCAAATGATTTGAATTCAGTATCTATTTTGTACTTTTTATCTTCACATGTGAGATAAAAAGGATATTGAGTCTCCTCGTCAAAAATAAACGCACGTT